GGGGGATGCTCTGCTAGATCCCCGATGGTACTAAGCTACGTACCCCTCTGGTGCGATGACAACCGTCAATAAAGACGGATTAAGGTCAAAGCTCCCTTACAAGTCCGGCAGACAAACCGGATCTAAGACTCCCCCCATACTTCTAGGAGGGATTACGGCACCTACTTGTGATTGTCCCGGTTACCAACCGAGCAAGTCCAAGTTGTGAGATGATTAGTCTCATTCACTCGACGAGGTAATCCGTCGTAAAGGGGCCCCGGTATAAAACCCGGAAGCGTTATACTCCAACCACCACAATAGGAAACACGCCGTAACTTCGTGCGCGTCGTAAAACGCTCGGAGAATGGGCTATGGGAAGAAACTCCTAGTAGCGCACCCATCGTCAACGCTAGTTCATAGCGAGCAAACCCCCGTACAGCATTATCACGTACGGGTTCGTGCACAAGCTCCACCCACTCCCACGCTTGCAAAGACTTCTTGTAGCGGGAAAATGGAGAACTCATGAACGCATCCCAGGGAACCTCCAAGCATGAGTCCGCGTTGCCCTTGTAAGGGCGAACGAACCTAAGTGTAGGAGGAATGAGTGACTCGAGAAACTCGAGCGCCTCACTAAAGAAGCCTTGCCAGGCTTCCTTCGACCTGCAGATGTTGCAGAACTTGAATATGCTCTCAAGTGAATCGAAAGCATCGTCAAGCATGACGGGACGTACGTCCTCTCCTTCAAACCAATCTGCCCCACATGACTCCCTAAAAGGGCCCGTATTAAAGGTCTTCTTCGGGTTCACTTTGAAACCACAAACTCGCAGCAGTGCGAGCAGCGGCTCAAACACGTTGCGCCTGACGATGATGTCGTCACCATACACCCGGAACTCTGGGGTTTGGTGTGACTCGACGGACGCAGCATGACAAAGTGAAGCGAAAATCAGCGTTTCGAGTGGAAAGCAGAAACCGTTACCCATACTCGCAAACTTATGGTACTTAATACTGTCACCATTAAGCCTGTAGCACGGGGACCTCGTTGAGTTCATAATATCGAACCAATCCGGTGGGAGCAAAAAGCGACACAGCTCGATGCTAATGCTATCGCTAGCACTGCTCAAGTCAATTGTCGCCCAAGCATCAGGTTCCGCATGCCGGGAACTGCCCTGACGGGCAAGCTCCTGGTTCGTTGCCTGATCCGCAAGATCGAGTCCGACGCGCTTTAACCGTAGTCTCAGCGTTGAGTCGATCCCTTTCTGCAGATACCCGTTCAATAACGGCTCTACTGCAATCGTCCTATCGACAAGTGCAGTCTTGGGCACGAATGCTATTTTGTTGTAGTCTACTACCTCGACTTTCTTCGCAAACGCGCGATTAAACGCGTCGACGTCGAGACAAAAGCGGCCCCCATCCCGCGGCTCCGTTAGGAGCTCAAAGATGTGGATATCCGCCTTCATCGCGGCCCGGGCATAAACAAAGGCACCGGGAGTTACGGTCCAAACCTCGTTCAACAACTTACGAGCGAGATTTGTTGCATTACCGTGTACCCCGACGCTGGCGCCAGCCCCAAACCTGCTATTTTCCCAAATTTCGCTCAAGGAGAGATTCCCAAGAACATAGGATATCCACGATCGTGCAGTGTTCAGCACGCGCTCGTGCGGACTGCGTACCCTAGAGTACGCTGCGAACCTCTGATTAACCCGCTTGCACTTGTGCTCGCTGGCTAGGAAGTTCGATAGAGCCTTGGCCGTTGGATCTGCGGTTAGCAGACCCTCGGGGTAAGGATATTTCCGGAAAATATTTGCAAGTTGAAGACACAGCCTATGCTTGGCTGGCGACCGATACTCTGTGGTCGCAAGGTCTTCGGCATAAACAAGCACGTTGTCCCAGTTGCCCTGTTTTACGAGGGTTTCCAGGTCGCGTGCCTCTTCTGCTTCGATGGAGCTCAACAATACTGTCGTAAAGTCCTGGAAAGTACCCCAGGATACTCGAGACATGCGCTTGTTAAACGTTTCCATTTCACTAAGCTGCTTAGGTTTCATTACGATACCTTTCAGTTGGTGCGGCATTGCGCCGCGAAGCTCACCTCACAAGGAGATAAACAACCACAACAACCACGGCCAGGAAAACAATTACCATGGCCAATTGGGAAACTCCGGAATCGCCAGTAACCCGCATACCGACTCCTTTCTTGCGACTAAATTTCTTGTCGCATGCTAGAAGTTGATTTGCTGGTTCTTGACGAGGAGCTTGTACGGCGCCGAGGCGATGTACGAACCCAGGTCATTGAGTGCAGTGTCAACGTCTGCCCCTGCCGCTCCAACGGGCACGCTCGTGGTGAATTCGAAGATCCCATCCCATGTCGGGCTGAGAGCTCCGGTCAACGTGAACGTACGGGTCAGTTTTGCCGAGGTCTTCCCTACGCCACTGAAGGTTGCCGTCGGACGCGGTGCGGTACGGATATGGCGAAGATAGTCTTTCACCGTCATCGTATGCGCTGGTCCGGCATAGCCCTCAGCATTAACGCCATGTGAATCGGCGTTGTAGGTCTTGGCGTTCATTGTGACAGCCATAAGGAGAACCCTTATCAAGTATTACACAAAGGCTTGACTATCCGCTACACGCGGATACGACGCAGGGCTTGAAGCAGTAATGCCGCTGAGTCAAGTGCACGGTAGACGTTGGTTAGACGGAACGAATCCCTCATCACCAGCCCTATTTGTGCTCTGTCAAGAATGGTGCGACGTTTATCCGTTCTGATCTCTCGAACATAGTCGGATATTGCTCCCGAGAAGCTGAACGTGGTGGATACATACTTCGCTGCGACAGGCGCTGTTACTGTAGTGCGCTTATCAACAACGAACCAACTACCACCAAGTGCCTCTACATTGGGGCGCGGAATATTCGCATACATCAAGTCGCTGATGTTCACGAACCAGTCTGCTACAAAAGACAACCGCGTGAGCTCTAGCGGCAACCCGACGACATTCCGGAACGTGAGTCCCAGTTTGTCAAACGGATCCATCGAGTACCGGTCGTGGAAGCACGCATTGATGCTGTATTCATGCGTGCTAACAACCTGGTAGTCGACCTGCCATGACGCATCAGACCACGTTTTGGCATCGTACTGTTGGTCCGTCACTGTAAGCATTGCGCGAGCAGTGTGAACTTTCGGCCCGATATCGTACGCTTCCGACAAGGTCTTCATCGCAGCTCTGGCGTCACCAACTATCGGCAACATTCCGTAATGGAACCGGAGCCACTCTGAGGAGATCAAATCCATCAACGCAACGGTGGAACTGTTACGCGCATCACGGGCCAACTTCCGCCGCTTCCTTTCAAATTTCTTTCGGGAAGTGACGAACAATGACCACAAACTGTGATGTTGAGACGGATTCTTACGCCTTAGTCTGTCCAACTCCTTATACCGGCTGTTGTTCCTGAATCGTTCCAGGAATTTTCGGCCGTTTTCGAGAGGTGAGCCTACCATGGCCCACACCTGGTCCAGTTCGGCGAGCGACTCAAAATAATTCGCATCGCCTTCCTGTCTTTTTGCCAGGCATGATGTAATAATCTCCTTGTTCAAGTTCGTCATCCGTTCGCCGCTAATGGAACTATGAAAGACTCCAGGCGACTTACCGGAATTGCAGACGGCTAAGGTAAACCACTGGCCCCAATACGAATACACCCCTAGTAAGTCGGGGGAAGTACACGCGTAGTACGGGGCAATGCCGGTAAAAACGATACTCGACTGACCAATGTACTCGTACTTCCGGTTGGTCGATAGGAACGGATGGCTTGGGAGCCACTCGCCCAACTCTCGTTTCTTCCAGTATCCCTCCGTCGTGTTGTCATATGTAACGGTCTTTTCGCCAAAGAGCGGATCAGTTTGTGCGACTAACTGCATCGGACGCGCAACGCGATTAGCGCACGTATCCGGGAATGCAATCAGCCAGAAACTTCCTCGCTTGTCGAACTGACCGTCGGATCTGACTCTACTAAAAAGAGACATGATTCACCACCTTGTTGAAGAATTTACAGGGGGGGTGCTACCCCGTCCTGTTGGTCATTTCGACCAAGACAACCCGTCCTACTACCTAATCAAGCCGGATAGATTCGGCGAGACTAGAGAGCGAAGGCATTGCATGCTCGGAGGCCAATTTCTCGGCACCCTCGCACGTCTTTGCCACTGAAACAGGCATGACAGGAGAGTTAATCGTGACGTCCAGCTCGGCCCCGTAGTCGGTGATATCCCCCAGTATCTCTACTGAGGATCCCACCAACTTTGGAATGTCGATGCGAAACATCTCAATGTCTCCTGTCTTCGGAGACGACCATTCGATCATCACTGACCGCTGGTTTATGTTTATCCGAAGATCATGATCCATTTCAGGCTCCTGTAGTTT